CCCGTGCAGCTCGTCAGCGTGCCGCTGGACGGTGTGCCGAGAGCCGGAGCGACCAGCGTCTTGTTGCTCAGCGTGTCCGTGGTCGCACGTCCAACCAGAGTGTCGGTTGCGTCGGGCAAAGTCACCACGCGGCCGGCTGTCGAGACGGCGTCAATCAGCGTCACCGCGCTTGCGGCGCTGGATGAACTGCGGAAGCGGATTCCCTTGTTGAAATCCGTGCCGTCGCTGATCGTGAAAAGCCCGCTGCCCTTCGGCTGCAAGTGCACGCCGATATTTGCGCTCGCGCCCTCGGCGAGAACGTGGAGCGGGTTGCCGACGCCAGTCCCGTTCTTGATCTCAACGTAATCCGTCGCGCTCGCCACGTCGGTCAGGCGCAGGATGTCGTGACCGCCGCCGACAATTCCGACCGTGTCTGCGGCCGGGCGATACATGCCGGTATTCGTGTCGCTGACAAAGAAAAGCGACGGCGCCGCTTCGGTTCCGTCCTGCAACTCGATTTGTCCCTCGTCGCCCGTGATCGTGATCGTCGTCGGCGTCTCGGTGATCGTGATGTTACTGCCGGCCACGAGGTTTTTCGGAACGTAGTTCGGCCCTTCACTGCCGAGGATTTGCCCGCTGCTTGGGATAGGCAGAATGTCGGTGAGCGAAGTAATGCCGCCGCCGCCTCCGCTGTTGCCGCGTGCGGCGTTCAGCGTCCAGTCCGCCGCGCTTCGGCTCGGCCGCTCGCGGTTGCCGTCGATGTTCGAGACGAACGAATCGCCGTTGAACGTCACGAGGTCGAGTTTTTGATAGGTGTCGTTCGGCGTCCACTTGCCGCGAGGATTCAGCCCGCGAGGTTCGGCGAATTCCTTCCGCAGTTGGTCGATCTCGCCGGCACGCGGAAAGCGCGAGAGTTCGTCGGTGACGATGCTTTTGACCGCGCTTGGCAAAGCGGACGCTGCCTCTGCGATGCGTGCCTCGGCCTGCGTCAACAAGGTAGCGTTCTGCTCGCGCTCGGCCATGAGCACCGAGTAGCGCGCCGCCGTCGTGACTTCCAAAGCCTTGCCGAGTTCGTCAACCTTCGCCGTTAGAGCTGCGCTGGATTGCGCGTGCGCGTCCTGTGCGCGGGCGATGACGAGCTGCTCCAGCTCGCTGCGGATCGCCGGCTCGATTTCTTCGAGGTTGCGCTCGATCTCCGATGACAAATGGTCGCGCAACTGCGGCAGCGACTCCACCAGCTTCTTTAGCTCGGCGCGCTGGATGATGGCCAACTCAACGAGGTTGTCGATTTCGGTCTGGGTGTGGATCATGGGAATTATTTTTTGCGCTTCGGTTTGCTCAGCTCGATGATGCTTTGATCACCGGTAACGCTCTGCTTCGTCTCTTGAATCGTGTTCATCTGCTTCGCCCGGTATTTCTGCACCGCGTCCAGCCAGTCCTCGGCTGCGAGTGGCGTGTTGCGCGAAAACTGATGCTGCACTTCTGCGGCCGCGACCGATAGGTCTTTCTTCTCCGCCTGCTTGTTCAGCCGCTCCACGATAGCCGTGCTCCACGCATAGCCCTCGTCTCCGCCCCAGCCCATCCACGCTTGGTATCCCTTCCCTTGCTCGTCCCACGTCTCGCCCTGCTTGTCGATTTCGTGCCGGTCAAAAAATGCTTTCATCCGGCGCACGGTGTCCTCGGACATCGGCCGCTTGTTCATGAGGTCACGCGCCCGGGCGATTCCGACGCTCGTCATGCCGCGCTGTGACATCGGCTTCTTCTCGCGGATCTCAAGTGCGCGCCGTGCGTTATCCGCCATCGCGTTCGTCGGTATGTAAGAGTCGGTGGCAAAGTTGATCGTCACCAGATTCGCGTCGTTCTGGATCTGCTCGACCGGCTCGATTGCGGCGGGTGCCGCCGCGACGCTCGCCGCCTGCGCCTCGGCTGCGCTCGCTCCCACCGCGTCGCCGGCTGCGGCTGCGGCTGCTGGCGTGCTCGGGAGTGAGGTCGTCGTGAGGCGAATCGCCGTCTCCGGCACGCCGTATTTCACCGCCAGCTCCTTCACGAAGCCGGCCTCAATTGCGATCTGCTCCAGCCGCGAAAAAGCGTCGGTGCCTTCCTCGGCCGCGATCTCTTGCAGCGACTTTGCGCCCTGCCTGTTTTCGTTCATGTTTGCCGCTGACTCGCGGCCCACGTCGATTGAGAGCTTGGCCGGGAAGCGCCATTCGCCCTTCGTCGCCCGGCGTAGCGCCTGCACCATAGTCTCGCCCGCGAGAAGCGGAGGCGGAGGAATCTCGCCGCGTGCAATGGCGTCGAGAATCACGGCGTCCTTGATCGGGTCGAGAACCTTGTCGGTCAGAACGCCCTGCTTGTTCGTAAACACTCGGTCGGCTGCGGCGAATTCTGCGCGCACGCTTGGTCCCTTGTAGTCCTGCGTCCCGAATAGCACGCCCTCTGGCACGCCCACGCCGAGAGCGATCTCGTGCATAAGGTGCTGAACGAATCCGGTGAACGCCTGCGACGGCCGCGACGGCATGACTTCGACGCGGTCCGAGTTCTGGAAATATCGAATCATTCCGACCTCGGTCAGCTCGTTCTTTTGCGTCTGGCCGCTCGGTAAGTTCGCCGCAGGGTTTGGCTGGAAAAGGTTGCGCGGGTTCGCGACGCCTCGGTCGTTGAAGATCAGCGCCGCCTGCTGCGACGAGAAGCGCACGCCGGCCTTTTCCGCCTGCAAGATTTCGTGCAGCATCCGCGCCGTCTGAATCGCGCTGTGCAGGTCGGTGACGCCCCGATATTGGTCCACGCGGAACGGGTCGAAGTAGTGGCAGAACTGATTCGCCGGAATGTCCTCCGCGCCGAAATAAACGCCTTCACGCGTGACTCGGAAAATCCGATAAGCGACCGGCTGGCCGAAGTCGTTCGTGATAATCCCTTGAAAATAATTGTTCGATGCGACGGCCGTCTCGTTCGGATTGCCGATGCGTGTTGCTGGCACGAGTTGCAGCTTGAGTCCCTCGCCGCTGCGCCGGATGACAAAGCCGCAGTCGCCGTCAATCGGTCGTTCCTCGGCTGCGAGCTGCACGAGCTTTTTGAAGCTGTGCCGGTTCGTCACGTCGCAGTTTTTGCACCACGCGTGGAAATAGTCGTCAATCACGCGGTTGTAGTCGCGGTCGCCGGTCGTCGGTGAGTATTCGTGCGGCGTCAGGTAGAGCCCGAACTTGCGCGAGATTTCCCGCGCCTCGGGAAAGTTGTCCACGAGGTCGCGAGCCTCATACATCATCACCACGCGGTCGCGCTGATTCTGCGAACTCTCGGCCGGCTGAGTGTATTGCTTCGGCGAATACATGCGGTTAGTCCGCGCCGCGTTATACTCGAAAAGCGACTTCGCGACGCGTGCCTCCAAACGCTTGAGCGCCCATGTCGGCGCGATGTTCTCAAGCGCCCGGTCAATCCAAGGTTTTTGCGCGACCAGTTTTGACGCGTCGAAGAAATCGGTGCTCATGTGATTAGTTGCCGGTGAAGCTGACGAATGTGGTATCTGTTGACCCTCCGGCCGCGTCGGTCAATGCGTCCTGCAAATTGCCGAGCATGTTGTTGAGCGCGTTTAGGTCTGCCCGGCTCACACTCTTCCCGTTGAGGCTGTAACTCTGGTTGAGCAGCACCGCCTGAATCGCGTCAATGGTCTTGGTCTTGAGCGCGGTCAGCGTCGCGGTGTCCAGTCCGAGAAATGGGTTGTCGAGCATACCACTGCTCGAAACGTCAAACCGGCCCCGGGCAACGCCCAGAAACATTAAAAAGCACCGCCCCATAAGCCCTACTTTATCAGGGGAAGGCTTATGGGGCGGAAGGCGAACTCTCTTCCGCACGCATCCGGTTGAAGGGAGCTAAGCAGTTGGGTGCTCGATCAACGTCGAAGAGTGTTCGGCTGCCACTGCTTGTCAAGGTCGGATGCTTAACCCTGTAAGTCTTTTGGCGGCGCGTAGCGAATCACGTTCGCAATCGTCGCCATGCAGAGGAGCATCGCCGAGGTGTCGAGACCGTGATTCGGCGCGTTGCTTTTCACTTCGCGCCACTCCCAAACGCCGGTCCGAATCTCGACCTTGGACTCGCCCTTGAGATGCTCTAGATACAGCGGGTTGACATCGGCCGGCAG